GCGCAAGTCGGAAACGAATCGCAAAAGGTAAAGAACCGCTCTCGTATAGTGGTTCACCGTGGGGTGACATTAAACCCCGTCGCTTCCTTGGTCGCAACAATCGAACCGATAGTCAAGTGGTACTGATGATTCGTGATGAACTGGCGAAGAAGATTGGTTTGCAAGGCGTGGATTTGGGACGCGATTACCTATGACCTACACCATCACTACCAAACACCACGTTGCACAGATTCACTTTGACAAGAAGTTGCGCGTCATTCGCACTGATCTGCAACTGGCATGGATGATGGGCCGCAGCAAAAGCGATGTCGAAGCGATCTGCATTCGCAGAGGTTATACCTATCGTGAAGAGCGAAGACCCGATTGAAGCCATCGAGCATGTTTCCCAACACCCGATCTATGGGATTGCCGAAGACTATGGACACATTCATACGAACGGGCATTGGTACGAATACGATCCAGTGAATGATCGCCTCCTGCGTTCCACGAAATCTGATCTCTTTGAGGAGTTACCTCATGCGCCAGAATGAATTTTACGAACTCGTGGATTTCACGCAACGCACCCTCGGCATCAACGATCATCAAACCCGGCAATATGCGGATGAACTCTCACGAACCTTCGGGGGTGAACGCATTTACATCACCGGCGCACAACATGCGAGTCAACGCATCATTGAAGAAATCCGTTCGCAATACGATGGCACGAATGTGTCCAAGTTAGCGAAACAGTATGGATTCAGTCGCCAATACATTCATCGCATTGTGTCCAAATAATTGCAACTTGATGTTGCAAGATCAGTAAAACCATGCTATAATCAATGTATGACACAGAGAGGGTAGCATGGTTAAGATTGACAAGAAGATTGTTGGGTATTCCGTGATTAAAGAGGGTGAGGTACGAGTGAATCAACCGATGCTGATTGAACGCAGTGAAGTCTTGAATGGGCGCACCTACAAAGTGAAGACCCCATTGAGTGAAAGCGCACTGTACATTACCATCAATTCGTGTGAAATCAATGGCGTGATTCGCCCCTTTGAAATCTTCATCAACTCAAAGGACATGAAGCACTTTCAATGGGTGGTGGCGCTGACGCGATTGATCTCTGCAGTGTTTCGGCATGGTGGCGAAGTGAGCTTTCTCATTGATGAATTGCGCAGTGTGCTCGATCCGAATGGCGGTGCCTTCCACAAAGGCAAATACATTCCTTCGTTGGTGAGTGTGATTGGGGATGTGATTGAACAAGAATTGACTTCGTTGGGATTGTATCAACGTGATGAATCGTTGAAGGAAGCGGCAGTGGCGATGGTGAAAGAGAAACAAGCAAAGAGTGAGAGTAGCAAGATGCTTTGTGATAAGTGCAATGAATACGCCGTTGTTATGGACGGAGGTTGCGAAACGTGCCACAACTGCGGATTTAGTCGCTGCTCGTAAATGGTGAACAATGAAAGCCTCTGATCTCTCGGAATCCATGATTGAACTGATGGAATTGATGACCGAAGGCCGGTATTACACATCATCGGAATTAGCGAAGGATAAAGATTCGCGGGGTGTGCGTAAAGTGTTGCAACGCATGGTGGTCTTCGGGTTAGTCGATGAAACGATTGATCCCACCACGAATTTGAAGCGCAAAGCCTATCGGTTGACGAAGGAAGGGCGACAGTTGCGCAATCAAGTGGCGGGTTCGCCGATTATTCCCAATCCGAATAAGGGATTGGTGAATTGGTTAAGAGCGATGGGTGAGGCGTGTTTACAGATGGCTTCGCAATTGGAGGCGTTTGACGAATGAAGCACATTCCCAATGAAAACCAAGTGGACATGTTCGGCAACGAATGTCACGGTATGTGCGGAGTGTAAAAAATGAAAGGCGCTCGCGGTATTCCAATCAATGAAACTCTTGAGCAAAGATTGATTAGGTTTTCTGTTCCTAATGAAGAAACAAGTTGTGTAGAATGGATAGGTTCTACATACAAAAGAGGAGGTCATGGCAGGGTTAGATATATGAATAAAGAGTATCTTGCCCATCGAGCTGCTTATAATGTTTGGATAGGTGATATACCAGACAATAAATGTGTTTGTCATAAGTGCGATAATCCTGTATGTATAAATCCATTGCATTTATGGATTGGTACTGCATCTGAAAACTCTATTGATAGACATAATAAAGGACGAACTAAGTGGAATAAAAATGCCGGAGATAATGGTAGATTCGCAAAAAGAGATAGCAAAGGCAGATTTTCAGGGGCGTGTGGCGTATGAATCCAAATAGCTCTCTCTGTTGGACATGCCAGCACCACAAACGGCGATTAGTCGAAGAATGCACCCATCTCTTCTACAACTCCTTCTGTGAACTGAATCAATCCATTCGCCTTCACGAAGGGAAAGAGCGTTGCGAACACTACGAGAAGATCAAAGATGAGTACGAACGAAGAGTGGATTGAATTTGAACGCAGTTGCTATCTATGGGCGATGCTGGCTGATGCAATCGGTGATCAAGACCATCGTCAACACTTCATCAAACATGCGGAATTATGCAAGCAGAGGTCAATCGAATGCGAGAGAAAGGAATTGCTGTATCAAGATGTTCACGGTGCGGGTGTGAAGCCGAAGCCGATTGGGTGATGATCCCGGATTCGCACTGGTCAAGTTTCTTTGTGGGTTGCGCGAATGACTTGTGCGATTCCATGTTGAGCGCGGAGATTGATTTCTCACATAAAAATCGTGAACGGGTGGAGGATGCCGTGCGGTCGGCGTGGAATCTCGTCCATCAAAAATAGTTGCAACTTGATGTTGCAATCCGTGGATTGATGGGTTAGAATGATCGTGTCGGCGTGGCAACCGACAGCGATAGCAAGCCCTTCTAAGGGTGTGAACGGTTCGTGTGATTTGCTATCGGTCACGTGAATTGCCTTGCCAAAGGCCACACCACTTAGAAGGGTTTTTCTATGGTAACTACAAAAGAACAACGCGAGAAAGATAGAAGAATTAGTGCTTGGAGGAAAATCGCTAAAGATAAACTAGCAATCGCTGGCGTTCCATTCGCAAAGGAACCAAAAAATAGCGAGTTAGTTCGGCTTCTTGAAGTTCACAACATAACGATCAGTGAAGATTCTCTTGTCTATAAGAAATCGAGATCAAAGCGCAAGGAAATTTCTGAGGGCGTTATTGTCAAGCAACCAAAGATTCCTGTATCAAAACCTGCGAAGCAGAGTCGTGTACAACCGAATCCGATTGGTTATGTCTCGCGTTGCCGACAAGATGAACCCTTTAATCTGAAACCGGAAGTCTTCTATAAGTCGTGGCGATGGAAAGAGATTCGTTTGATTGCGTTGGATGTCTGCGGTCATCGTTGCGGTTCGTGCGGACAGAAGCCATTACCGAATAACAACGTCGTATTGCACGTTGATCATATTCAACCATTACGCAAGAATCCAGAACTTGCGCTTGATCTGAGCAATCTTCAAGTGTTGTGCGAAGACTGTAATCAAGGGAAGAGTTGGTTTAACACGAAAGACTATCGCACGGAAGAGCAGAAGTCAGAGATGATTCGTAGACAATTCGAGTCTGCGAAGATTACTGATGAGATGATTTCTAGAATGCATGAGTCAATAACATGATTCACGATCATTGTGTTGCTTGCAACGAATTAAATAACCTTAATCAACATCATCTTATTCCAAAGTCGCTTGGCGGAACTGATGATGAAACAAACATAATTACATTGTGTGGAAAATGCCATGCGATTGTGCATTCTGTGAAGAAGGCATGGAATCACAGCGAATTAACAAAAAAAGCATTGGCCATTAAAAAATCAAGATTTCAATTAATAGGTTCTATTCCTTATGGGTATCATTGCGATGACGGTGTTAATTTGATTGTAAATAAAAATGAACAACGTGCGATTTCTTTAATTAAAGAAAACAAAGGTAAAGGATTGTCTTTGAGGAAAATTGCGAAGATTCTTGAGCAAGAAGGATGTGTGCCTCGTGGTAAATCATGGCACTCTCATACTATCTCAAACATTTTTAATGCAAACAACTAATTCGAGGTTGCTTTGAAAAAGAATCAAAAGTTTTGCTTTTATTGTAATGCCGTCGTAACTAATGATAGTGGTTATGGAGATCATTTTCCATTACCAAAGCGTAATGGCGGTATAGATACTGTTCCATGCTGTTCTTCATGTCATGACATGAAAGATCGTATTCCTATAACTCAATGGAGTAATGAATGGATAGGAATTGTAACTAATGACTTTCAGTATGTTAGCAGAGAAACAAAGTTATTTCTCGCTAAGATGCTTTCTTTGGTTTCTGATGCTATTGCAAACTCTAAAGGTAGCGAGATATGAGAGAAGTAAAATTTGGATATAAGTTAAAAAATGGAAGGATTGTTAAGGATAAGTCAGAGCAAATGGTGATCTACGCAATTCGTTTGCTAGACAAGATTGGAATGTCTTTAGGTGAAATTTCCTTTATTTTGGAATCAAAAGGATTTATACGCCAATCAAATAGATGTAAGTATGGTCATCTATATATGATTCATTCTAAACTTGTTGATTATGGTTTGTAAATGAACGACATTGACGAAGAAGATGAGTTGTTAATTATTGCGGCAATCCACTGCTATCGTGAAGCAGGATTGACTTTTGATGAAATTATTAAAAGGTTAAAAATGTTAAAGTTGCAGATTAAGGAGAGCAAATATGAGTAAAGTGTTGACGAAAGTGTATGATCATCATGGCGTTTCTGTGAATATCTTGTTCACGGAGACCGTATTCTTCAATGCAACTATTGCTGCGAAGGCGTTTGACAAAGAAGCCTATGAATGGCTCAGGTCAAAGGATTGTAAGGAATATGTTGCAGCTTTGATTGAGAAGTCAAACCGGGAAAATTCCGGTTTGGAAAAACTTGAAGAAAAACAGTTAATTAGGACTATCCAAGGTGGCGCTTACAAAGGCACCTGGCTTCACAACAAGTTAGCCGTTCCCTTCGCCCGTTGGCTGAACGTCCATTTCGCTATCTGGTGCGACGAGATCATTCACGAACTGATCCTGACCATGAACGGTCAAGCGCCGAAGGTGAACTTTCATCAGCACCTGCAACGAACGGCGCAACTGGACAACAGCAAGCGCGTGAACGCGCTGATGTACGAACGTGGTGGTCAACCGAAGGTGATCAACTACAATCGCGTGAACTGCATGATTCGCACGGGCAAAGCGCCGAATGAACTGATCAAGGAATACAAGAAAGCCGGATTGCCTTCGATGTACTGCGGATCAGCGAAAGAAGTGTTGCGCAAGATGGCACCTGAGAAAGCGTGTGGAATGTCCTTCGCCGATGATCTCATTGTGCGTGGTGGTGATGAACTCAAGAGTTTGGATTTAAGCGTGAAGGCCGAAGAAATCTTCTCTGGTATGTTGGCGCTTGGAGTTGCGCCCGGTGAATTATTCTTGCACTGAATTGCAACTTCGTGTTGAACATCCATGAACGACACTGAACACGATCAGATTCTCTGGTATCAATCGCTCTATCCCCCCACCCGTCGTGAAGCGATTGCCCTGAATCAATCCTTCTACTTCACTGGTATTCCCTGCAAACGGGGTCATCTTGATCTTCGTATTGTTCATTCCCGCAACTGTCGAAAGTGTCGTTCTCTTCTGGATCAGCACTACCGAAATGCACACGAATCCGAATGCAAAGGCCGATGGGCACACTGGTATCAACATCATCGGGACGAGTATCTATTCAAGCGCAAATTGAAGCGCGTCTATGGTGAATGAACCCGCTTCGGCGGGTTTTTTATTGCTGTCAACATTTCCGCCTTGAATCGTTGACTGGATCGCCTTTAACGTGCGATCTATGAAGAACCAGACATTTTCTCTATCCTTCGCGCCCTCAATTGTTCGGGATAACGACATCCCCACACAATTCACCGGTATTGCCTATTCCGGTGGTCTCATCCCCGGCTATGGCTGGTTCGGGGATGTCGCGATTGATCTCTCCACACTGCAAGTCCCCACCAAGCCCGTCTTCGCACTGTTGAATCACGATGTGGATCAACGCTGTGGGAAATGCACGGTCACGAATACCGGCACGACGATTGAAGTGTTGGGTTCCTTCGCACAGTCCACTGACGCCGGCAAGCAAGTCGCTGCTGAATTTAGTGAAGAGGCACCGTGGGAATTCAGTGTCGGGATCAATGCACAGATTGAGCAGTTTCGCGAACCGAAGACCATTGACGTGAATGGGCAAACGCTCACCGTCAATGCGATCTTTCGCAACGCAAAGGTGCGCGAAGTCAGTTTTGTTCCTGCCGGGGCTGATCCCCATACGCAAGCGATTGCGTTTGAACAGCAACCGGAATTGTTTTCATCTATTGTCCCGGAGGTTCCGGTGGAACTGAAAGACGTTCAAGCCAAACTGGACAGCGTGAATCAACTGAATGCCGATCTGCAACTCAAGTTGAGTGCGATGCAAGAAGAGCATCAGGCGAAAGTCGCTGACCTGAATACCCAACTCGCCCATGAAGCAAAGGCGCATTTAACCGCCGTTGCGCGAGCGAATGAACTGGAAGCCGAACTCAAGGCGTTCCATGACGCCGTGCGCAAACAGTCGGTGGAAGCCTTGTTCGCGGATTTGCATCGGGAAGTGAGCGAAGAGTCCATCAAGCCCTATCTCGCGATGGATGATGCGATGTTCGCTGCCGTCAGTGCCGATCTTCGTGCGTTGCAGCCGAAGGGTAATCCTTCACTGTTCAAGGAATTCGCCGTGCAGGGCAAATCCGAATCCACCAGCGAAGCCGATTTGTGCGCCAAGCTGTTCAACCAAGTTGCGGGGGTCTAACGAATGGCGACTTATTCTGAACCGCTGCGTCCGTATGAGTTTATTCTCCAAGACAGCGGCATTATTTCCTACGATGACGTGACCATCGCGTCTGGCGCCGGTGAATTAGTCCCCGGTTCGGTCATTGGTTTGTCCTCGAAGCGCCAGGCCGCTGCGCCGATTCCCACCATCGTTGGGACCGGAACGGGTTTGATGTCGGCGCTGTCGTTCGGCCCCGATGTCCAAGTGGGTTCCTACGTCGTCACTCTGTTGGCGACTTCTGCGACGGCGGCATTCAGTGTGGTCGCTCCCGATGGGACCGCCCTGCCGAATGGGGCGGTTGGGACGGCGTACAAGTCGTCGCACATCAACTTCTCGATTGCGAATGGCGGCACGATGACCACGGGTGATGCCTATACGGTCGTGGTGACGGCGGGTGGCACTCCGGTTCTGGTCGGGACGGGAACGGGCGTGGTGTCCGGTTTCAGCATCGGCCCGAAGGCGATGAACGGCACTTACAAAGTGCAGTTGACCACGACTTCCGCAACCTCCCCGCTGGTGATTACCGCCCCGGATGGTTCCACGTTGCCGAATGGGGCGGTCGCTTCGGCGTACACCTCGGATCATATCAACTTCACGTTGAGTAATGCCGGCACGATGACTGCGGGCGACTACTTCAATATCGTGGTGGCGAATGGGACGGGCAAAGCTGCGCTGTTTGATCCGACCGCGAGCGATGGGACACAAATGCCCTACGGCATCATCACCCACGGCGTTGATGCGACTTCTGCCGATGTTGCTGTGACCGCCTTCGTACGGTTGGGGCTTGTCAAGAAAGACGTACTCACCTTCAAGAGCACCGTGACTGCGGCACAGAAAGATGCGGCGTACAAAGCGATGCTGACCAACTTCGTGGTAGCGAGGGACTAAGCGATGGATATTTTTCGTGATTACTTCACCCGTGAAGCGTTGCTGGCCTCGATTGCCAAAGTGCAATACGTACCGGGTAAATTCGCCCCGTGGTTTGAAAGCCGGTCGCTGAACACCACGACCTTCGCACTGGAAGATGTGCCGATTGAAGGCTACAACCTGCTGACCGAAACCCCGCGTGGGACGCCGGGCAAGGTGGAAACCCTCACCCGTCGGCAGGTACATACCTTCCAGACCAAGCATTATCGGGTCGATGGCAGTGTCTATGCCGATGAAGTGCTGAATATGCGTGGAACCGGTGTGAACAACGCCGTGGACATCATTCAGCGGCGGCGGGATGAAACGATGGCGAAGCTGCGGCGCGACATCGACATGACCCACGAATCGCTGCGGCTGAACTGCATTCTGTCGCCCGACAATGCCTTCGGCCCCAAGCCGGCTGATGTCACCGTCGCCTTGACCGTAGACGCCACCAAGACGCGCGATGAAATCTTCACCAAGATCATCAAGCCGATGGAGAGTGCGCTGGACGGGATTCCCTTCACCGGTCTCTATGCCTTCTGTGATGACACCTTTTGGGGTCGGCTGATTGAGAACAAGGCGATCAAAGATACCTTGATCTATCACAGCATGGCGATGAGCCTGCGCAACGACCCACGCGAAACCGTCATGTTCGGTGGCGTCACCTGGGAACGCTATCGGGGTTACAACACGATAGCGATGCCCACCGGGAAGGCGATTGTGCTGCCGCAGGGGGTTTCCGAAATGTTCCTGCAAGCCTTTGCCCCTGCAGACACGCTGGACACCGTCGGAACGGGCAGCATGGGGACGCCGTACTTCCCACAGGCGATTCCTTCGGTGGATAACCGGCGCTGGTACATGGAGATTCAGACAAACTGCGTGATGGTCTGCACTCGTCCGTATGCCGTGCTGACCGTGGCGAGCAGCTGATGCCCTACGCAACCTATTCCGATCTGCTGCGCAACTTCGGGGAAACCGAATTGGAGCACGTGCTGGATCGGGATCGGGATGGAATGCCGGATTCGGGCGTGATGCAGGATGGTTTGGACTTCGCGGATGATCTGATTGATGGGTATCTTCGTGAACGCTATACCGTCCCGCTCACGCCCCCTCCGGCGAATCTGATCAGCATCGCGTGTGATCTTGCGCGCTATCGCTACTATCAGGATCAGCCGACGGAATTGGTGCAGTTGCGGTATGACGCCGCGATTGCCTACTTACGGGATGTCGCTCGTGGTTTGGTCAGTCTCGCCGTCGATGCGAGTAACGAATCGGCAACGATGGCTTACTCGCAACCGACGCCAATATTTACCCGATTGGTCTGGTGATGACGCTCTATCCCCATCTTTCGCTCATCAAGACCGCACTGGAGAAGTTGAATGTTCCGGTGCAGGTCTATGCGAATCTGGAGAGCGTGTCGATTCAGGCCGCGCCGTGTCTGATCCTGATTCCCGAAGCGACCCCGGTGCTGCAAACGATTGGATCGGGGCGCACCATTAGCGGCTTTCGCTTCAAACAGGATTGGTTGTTGTTGACAGTTTTACGCGATGCGAGTGATCAACTGGTGACGGATGAACTCGTATCGCAGTTGGGTGAATG